TCCATTGCCTAATTCAAACGGGCCGCTTTCTGCGTATATGTATGCAGTCTCTTCTGATGCTGTGGTTCCTTGCACGAGTTTCCTATCCTGCAGCCCCACGTTACTGAATGAGGTCGGGACACCTGTGTCTTCTGCCCTGCTTGTTGTGACCCCCTTATCTTCATGCCTGTACAGAATCCCGTCAGATCCTATTCCTAGAGGGTGGTCAAACACCCCACTGTCAATCATCGATGTACGTGGCAGCCGTCCTATTGACCACCAGTTCTCACTAAAATTCCAGATGACATACTTGTCAACCTCTGTGCTGTCTTTGCTGGAATAAAACCACCAGATCTCATTGTATTCTTTGTTTGCCACCCCATAGATCATGCTGGTGTTCAGCGGGTTTATGTCATCAAAGACATAGGCTGCAACATCAGACTTGAGGGGGTTAACCACGCCATCATACATCCAGAAAGATCCGTCACTAATCCACGCAGCGATGCCTCTGACTGAGACTGCTGCCTGATTTGATATCAACCCACAGGCATCTCCAATCTTACTGCGTCCGTAGATGTAAGGTGGGCCGACCCAGTCGAGGGCATGACAGTCATTTGAAGTCCAGATCAGTATCCTGTCTCCGACCTTCTTTGCATTCATGATGGAGCCTGCTGTCTCCAACTCAAAAGAGCCTGCCGTGTTGGTTGCAGATGCAGTCCAGACTGAACTCCCGACCAGCTCCTCCTGATTCCCCCACTGGACTTTTTTGGGGTTCCCGCCTGCACCTAACAGGATGACAATCCGTTCTTTTGAAACAATCACGCCAGTGTTTCCTGTGGGGGCACCTGTTACCACAGCAACGTCTGACTGTGCCCCTAACTGACTAGGCTGCCAGTAGTATAACTTCCCATCAGATGATGCGACTGCAACCAGATACTCTCCGAAGGTGTCAAAACTCCACGTTGTGGCATCTAGTGTCAATGAAGAGGTGGTGGAGTCTTCGCTGTAGCCTCTTGCAGAACTCAGTGTGATGCTGCTGCCTGCAGATTCTGTTGTCAGACCTCCTGACACCGTCAGTGTGTTCTCTGCAACATTGCTGACATAGTGTGAGTTGGGGTAGGTCTTGTTATTACCTGAGTTGGAGAACCCGCTGGCTTGTATTTCTTCAGGTGCGGTGAAGTAGCTACGGAAGTCTGTGGTTGTGCTGGTGATTGTGGTGCTGCTGCCGACTGCGATGTCTGTTTCTGTGAGAGTGTTCTGGATTGTGGTGCCGTTGTATCCTGCCATACCGTAGCCCAGACCCTGCACAGGTGTAGACCGTCCTGTGGTGAATCCTGATGGGGTCACATCAAAAGGAGAGCCGACTGTTGTGGAGTAGATATAGATCTTTTCACCTGTGCCTATTGCAAGCAGGTTCTTTCCACCCTCACTCTTCCACGCCAGCATCGACCTGCCTGTGCCTGTCATTGCAGATGTGGTGACCTTAGACCAGCCGCCGACTGGACGCATCCTGCCATCACGCCAACGGATCAGGTTCACGTCATACCAACGCCCTCGTGATTGGAGCTTCGTCCCGTTTCTTACAACACCTGCAGGCAGCTCCAGTGGTATCAGGGGCATAGTCCTTCTTCGTATGCAGGTTTCCCGTTGTTCTTCTTCATTGTCTTCACATCATGCTTATTCCCGACAGGCTTGTAGCTGCAGTGAATCCATCCTCCGTTGGGAGGGGTGTAGTCTTCCAAAATCAGTTGGTTGTAATCGAGGACGTCACGTATCCACGTTGCCACCTCCAGATTGTCGATGCCGTACAGCTCAAAATCTGCTGCTGCTCCATCGATGCAGCAGTGTTCTGAGGTCGGTTTGCTTCCAATTGCAGAACACAAATCGGGGTGTCTGAATCCACTGGATATAGTCAAGACTTTCCCGAAGTGTTCCCGAATCGGCTGCAAGACCATACAGCATAAATTAGTCAGGTAGGCAATCTGCTGGTCTGAGGGGGTCTGGTCTATGTTGAGCCTGCTTGCCGTCTGTGATGCAGTCAGTTCCTTTAAGACGAAGTTCTTTGTCAACCTCACTTATGTACCTCTCTGGATTCTAAATGGATACGGGGCTTGTCTTTGTAATTCTGACAATCGTTATGACTTTTTTCAGTGAAACAAACACTAACCCCGTAAAAGATCTGACACTTTATTAAAGGTGTTGTCTGCCATTGAATCTACCAACTTATCTACATTTTCCTGCATGTCTTCTGGGATATGCTTTTCAATCAATTCTGCTGTTAAATCATTAGCTTCGTCTTTGCATAAATTAAAAACTAAGTTAATCAGAAATGCTTCCATCTTTTGGCTCCTCTGGTGGTGGTAATTCTGAGGGTTTTATGTCCTCATGATTCGATTCAAACCAGAATTTTCCAAGCATCCCAAGTATCGGCAAAAACGCTCCAAAACCCAGATTGATCAGATCCTTCGAACTCTGTGTTAATTCTTCTGTCCTCTGTACCATTGTAAAAATCAGCCATCCGAAAAGGCTGAATGCAAGCAGGCTAATAACAAGTCTAGCCCAAAAACGTAGTTTCTGGAGTTGGATGTTGGGATCTACTGCAACCTTTTCAGTCCCTTTAATAACCTTCTTTTCTGTTATTGTTTCCATTAGTCTGCTCGATATCTTATGAATTCTTTCATTGCCAAAGTGTTCTGTTCCAGTGCGACCTTAACATGCAGCAAAGCGTCGCTGCTGCTCTCTACAAGTTTCATAATACGCTCATCATTCATCTCGTCGCGGGCTTGCCAGCCTTCACGTTCTTTTGCAGATTGTTTTGTGAGAAACATGATGTACCAGAATGCTGCAATCACAACAGCGACACTGATTCCAAGGCGTTCTGTAAGCTGGATTACTGTGTCAAAGGCACTTTGGTCAATTGGCATGTTCAAAACCTCCGCGTGAGGGGCGTGTGAGTAATAATAAATTTGGTCTGCAGGATTCATTAGTTGAGCGGATGCCTTCCTTCTGCTTTCTGTTTTTCAATTTCAAGACAGGCAACTAAGTCTCCTATCTCAGGCAGGATTTTTACACACTCAAACCAGTCATCAAACGAATGTGATTTGTCATATCTTTCCCTAGCACGTTCCAGATCTAAGAAGTGGTCTTCGATCTTGTTCACTATCTCTTGGGCTGTCTTCATCCTTTAAGTCATTCTTCATTATCCAATCTTCACATGCACACGGGGCCATATCACACTGCTGGCAACATTCTGAATAATCTAAACTTTCAAATATTAAGGTCGGGCAGGCCAATCTATGTTATTAGGATTAGTGTTATCCTGTGGAACCATCCTTAGTTTCTGTCTGTAAATCTGCATGTCGTTGGACATATTAGGTTGATCCTGCATTGCCAGATAGTCTGTCTCTGCTAAAAGTCTATTACGCTTTAAGCGTATGCTTTCCCACTCCTGTGATAGTTTACAAGCACTTAACCCCTCCTCGTCTGGGATGATCTTTGACCCGTCCCACTTGAGGTGGTAGTGCTGTCCTGTATCAACCTCTGAGTGGATGTGACCACTTTGGTTGAAAGTAACAGTAATATCGTTACCTTCAGAGTCTTTAGTTTCATAACTAAGTGGAGCATCTGTCTTTATGATCTCATAGTCTTCACCACTAAAATCATAAGACTTAGTTCCGTGTTCATCTTCAGAAGTAACAGTAGCAAGCCAAGTCCAGTAAGCGGATTTGTCTAAACCTTTAGCTTCTCTTCTGCACTGCCATTCTACTTCGTTAATAGCTTTTAATTTGGTGTCTTTTATTGCGATAATCATTTAAAGCCTAGTTATTTGGAAATTATTGTATCTTTGAGCATTACCACTAGAACTATAACCCCCTTGTGTTTGAACGGTATCCCCCCTATTAAATTGTTGTGCGTAGGTCACACTACTAGCACCAGAAGAGCTACCATCAAATGGATGTATTGTATGTACTGTAGTTCCATTAACTTTTAAAAGAATTTCTGCTGTTGAAAAATGCACAGCAAAATCAATTTGATATTGTCCATCTTTTAAACAAATCAGCCTATCATAAGCTATAGCCCAATCTTTATTATAAAGTGTTTTCCCGTCTAAAACACCTCTACAATCATCCGTTATTCGTATAGTATTTGCGGATGCTGCATGATTATTTGAGTAATTAAGTGAAACTACATTTCTCCCTATATAACTCACATCCCTTGTCACCTCATCCCACGTTTTGCCGTCTGGTGTGACGATCAGATTGTTCTGCTCCATGTTTCTATCGCCACCTACTAACTCGTGCAGGAAGGGTGTCTCGAAGCTCTGGTAGTGGTGTGAGGTGTGGATTGGGGTTGCTACATCATAACCTTGAAAGGAATATCCGCCACGATATAAAGTAGTCTTAACAGTATTGATCCCCAGAGTCGCAGAACTATCAATTGAAATAATATCACGAACGCTAGTTGCACTATTATCTAATGCTGTTGTTGCAACATCTGTTGATCCTCCAAAATCTATAACGTGAGCTATATCACTCCCTTGTAGATGCACTAATGCGTTCGTTCCAAAAAAAGGTAGTTGTGCAGAAGATGTGTCAGTTGAAGCATGACCATAAAATGTTGCCATTCCCATATAAAAGTTTGAACCTAAAAAAACCGAATCAGTGGCATCACTATAAAATGCCCTACTCCCTGTATCATCACAAAAAACATCCCTTGAACCTGAAACTGCACGAACACCCTTAGATATTTCTGTATCTTCTGCATCAGTCTGCTTAACAAAATCTGCCATCAGCATATAGTCTGCTAGGATTACTCCATCCTCTGGAATAGGTGGGCGTTTGGGTTGGTAGAAGGTAATTTCTTGTGGATAACGCATACCATATCTACCAGAAGGTTCATCCCAAATTAACACACCATCAATCGTAATCGTGCCTGTATCTGTCGTACCTGTCTGTCTTACAATTTTTAGTACATGAGTTCCATAAGGAAGATTCATTGCTAGATGAAATGGGCCGGGATCACCAGTATGACCACCAGTAAAAGAAATGCCTGTTCCTATAAAAGTTACATATGCAGCATCACCATCAGAATTACCAATCATCAG